GTTTTAGGAAGTGGTGATTTAGCCGTTGGCGGCGGCGGTTCGGCGGGTGGGCTTCAAACTCCAAACCCTGGAACAATGTTTAATTGGCCTACTTCACCTGCTATTGCGGGCGGTAGTTTTCAAAATAACACAATGGTTGTTGATGAAATTTTATACACTCAATACATACCTATGTCAACATTTACAACTGCATCATTCAAGATTGATGTTCAGACTGCACAAACGGGATTAGGTAGGATTATGGTTTATGACAATAATCATCCAACTGCGAGCGACAAAAGACCTGGTAATTTATTGTATTCAAGTACTGATTTAGATATGTCAACAACGGGCATAAAAACCGCAACAACTGCATTTACTTTTAATGCGGGTGAAATTTATTGGTTAGCATTTCAAGCTAATTGTAATGTAACGGTAAGAGGATTAAAAAAGGAAAATTTAATTCCAGTCGGATGTTTTAGTTCAAATGTAATCACAATACTAAGAACATTTGGTAGAGCGTATTCACTTGGTGCGCCAAATCCAGGACAACCAAACACATTCGATCAAGGCCCTTGGGCGGCAGTACTTATTCAATTATAAAAAATAAAAATATGCAAGTAAGAGAAGAAATATACGACGACAACGGGCTTGTCGAAGTGAAATTCATCGAAGTAGATGAACCGACACAAGAGGAATTAATAGAAGAAAAGGAAGCGCAACTTTTAAAGATATACGCTGAACTTAACGAATTAAAAGGAGATAATTAAAATAAACAAATAAAATCAAATCAAAATGAAAAAGGTAACGAAAGAAGAGTTAGGATCAATTGAGTCAATGTTGACTACGTTCAACAACTTAAAGATGCAGTTAGGTGATGCTGTGCTATCACAGAACACAATAGTAGCAAAGATTGATTCGTTAAAAGAAGAGTACTCTGAACTAGAAAAGGTACTCGCAAATAAGTACGGTAAGGACTCAAGGATTGATGTTCAAACCGGTGAGATAAAAGAAAAAGAAAAATAAAAACAAAAAGACAAAGCAATGAAGATAAATTTATATCAGACAGACTCAACACCTTCACTTACTGATAAGGTTATAGGGACGGATGTTTCGGATAACAATATCACGAAGAATTATATGTTAGGAGATGTAAAGACTATCTTCGATCAGAACTTACAATCTGTACTAGATACTGGTAATACATCAACTACAGCGATGAATATTACTGCAGGTGCATTTAGTACTATAACAAACCTGTACACTGGAACACTAGACGTTGCTACATCTCTTATCGTAGACGGAACGTTTGTAGATTCAGCAGGCGTAACAAACGATGGTACTAAAGTTCTCGGTTCAACGGCTACAGGAAATCCTTTATGGGTTACTGACAGTGATTCACAAAACTTACAATCAGTATTGGACTTTGGTAATACTTCTACAACAGAGATGACTATTACTTCAGCATCTTATAGTAGTATAGAACTTTTAGGTGTACGAAGGTTTAATTATTCACAAGAGTTTACGGCTAATGGTGTGTTTATTGATTCAGCAGGTGTGACAAATGACGGCACTAAGGTATTAGGTTCAGACGCTACGGGTAATCCACTATGGGTTGCTGATAGCGATAATCAGAATCTACAGTCAGTATTGGACTTTGGTAATGTTTCTACTACAAAAATAAATATTACCTCAACTGCACAAAGTAATATATCCAACCTAATATCACCAGAATTAACCCTTAGTGGTTTGGTATATGATTCAGTGCCTAGCCTTGGGGATGGAACTAAGTTCTTAGGAACAGACGCATCTGGTAATGCTTTATGGAAAAATATTACTTTTTCTCCTTCATTAACTGAGGTACTTAATACAGGTCAGTATTCTGCTCAAGAACCAGGATTAGGAATAGTTAATGCTATTCAAGTGAAGTTTGGTAACGCTACGGGTACGGCTTCTGATCCTGTTATGATGGATGCACTTGGAAGTATAACGTTTAACCAAACAGGAACTTACTTCATAAATGCTTATGCGTCTATCGATAGATTAGGTGCTAACGGTGGTGTAGCTATTTTCTTATATAGATTATTATTAGACGGAGTTCAAGTTGGATATCCAATTGCTTTAGAACTTGATAGAACAAACATTAGTATCCCTGAGATTCAAGCTTTCCCATTGACTATTACTACTGCAGGTACTGTATTGACATACGAGATAGCAAGAGAGGGAACTGTTAACGCAGGTGGACTATATCCATACTTCACCAATACAAGTTGGGGTAACTCTCCATCAGCAGCTATTACGATAAGTAAGCTAGGATAAAATAAAATAAAATGGACATAAGAAAGATATCTGTAGGTCCCGACTATAAGTCGGGGGCTATGCATTATTTGGTAGGACAATCTGTCTTAAATGGTAGTTATTCAATTCATTTGATTAAATTCGAGGAAGTAAAGAAATCATTTCTAATTTATATAGAGAATGACGAAGGTATAATGCTATGGAAGGAGTTCACGAGTACTATGCCAGTATCTATAGAGTACAACATTAATTTTTTATAGATGACCGATAATGAAAGAGCAGCCTTTGAAAAGCAGGTTGCAGACTTAGAATTTAAGATGTCTAAGACAGAAGACTTTGGTGAGAAGATTGAATTAGCTGACCAGGTCCACAACATAAAAATGAAATTAAATGGAGTCAAACCAACTGATTCACATATAGACTGTATTGGTTGTGGCTCATAAATTAAATTATGAAATCACCATTTTCGTTTATAGCAAAGCCTGTAAAGGGTAGAAGGTATAACAACACAAAAGAGATTGCAGGATTGGATATAATCACTAGCACATCTCAGGAAGACTTTAAGTTCTCTAACAGAGAGGCTGAGGTAGTAGAGACACCACTGGGGTATAAAGGACCCATAAAGGTTGGAGATGTACTGTTAGTTCACCACAATGTATTTAAGTATTACTATGATATGAAGGGCAAGCAAAGAAGCGGTAAGAGTTTCTTTAAGGATGACTTGTTCTTTATAGATGAGGAACAGTACTATATGTATAAGAGAGATGGGCAGTGGACACCAGTAAAAAGATACTGCTTCGTTGAGCCTGTTGACGTAGAAGACTCCTATATATTTAAACCACTTAGCGAGGAGCCTTTAGTTGGCAAGATGAAGTATGCGAATAGCTACCTACTTAGCGAGGGAGTAAAGAATGGAGATAGAATTACGTTTCAACCGGACAGTGAGTATGAGTTCACAGTTGATGGGGAAAAACTTTACAGGATGTTTGATCATCAAATAACTATGGTTTTATGAATAAATTTTTATATTGGGATGATGAGTGGGACGAACAGGATGTTCCAATAAAGAATCAAAAAAGAATTAAGGATGAAATCAAAAGAGATAAAGTTAAGAATAATCGAAGCCGGGGAGAGAGCAGTGGAGCAACTGATAAAGGTAGCGAAGGAGGATATCATTAAGCACGACCCTGAGGATGATATATCTGCGGATAGATTAAAGAATGCAGCAGCAACTAAGAAGCTTGCAATCTTTGATGCCTTCGAAATACTTAACAGGATAGAAGCGGAGAAGGAGGCGATTGAATCATTGGAGAAGGGAACAAATAAAACTAATACAAAACAAGGTTTTGCAGAAAGACGGTCTAAGTGAGTTATACAGAGTCCTTGAGGGTGTAGTACCAAAGGGTGTGTTAAAGTCTAAGAATAAGGCTAAAACTTGGCAATACGGATATAATTCTAAGTATGATATAATTGTTATATCTAAGACAGGTCAGATAGGTGAGATTATAGAGATTAAGGGATTGCCAATTGCCCTACCATTAGAGCCAAAGGAATGCATTAAAAGAAGTAGTAAGGAGGAAGAGCAGTACTGGGAGAGAAATGAAATACCTAAAGAGTTAAGTAAGATACAGTCCATCTTTCAGTGGAACGAGCAACCATCAGAGTTTAAGGATAGATGGGTTGACTATATTGAATCAGAGTTTGACAAGAGAGAGTCTGGTGTGTGGTTTATGTCTAATGGCATACCAACATACATAACTGGGTCACACTATATGTATCTTCAGTGGACATCAATTGACGTTGGATACCCTGACTTCAGGGAGGCGAATAGACTTTTGTATATACATTGGGAGGCTTGCAAGGCAGACAAGAGAAGCTTTGGTCAGGACTACTTAAAGATAAGACGTTCAGGTTTCTCGTTTATGAGTTCATCTGAGTGTGTGAACACAGGTACGTTAGCTAAGGATGCAAGGGTTGGCATACTGTCAAAGACAGGTTCCGATGCAAAGAAGATGTTTACCGATAAGGTTGTTCCAATAAATAGTAGGCTCCCATTCTTCTTCAAGCCTATTATGGATGGTATGGATAAGCCTAAGACTGAACTTGCGTTTAGGATACCTGCTGCAAAGATTACCAAGAAGAATATGTACGATACTACCAACGAAGAGTTGTTCGGCTTGGATACTACTATAGATTGGAAGAACACAGATGACAACTCGTATGATGGTGAGAAGCTATTACTTTTAGTACACGATGAAAGCGGTAAGTGGATAAAGCCAAATAATATACTTAACAACTGGAGGGTTACTAAGACCTGTCTAAGATTGGGTAGTAAGATTATCGGTAAGTGTATGATGGGTTCTACATCCAACGCACTTGAAAAGGGTGGTGGTAACTTTAAGAAGTTGTACTACGACTCAGACGTAACGAAGAGGAATAGTAACGGTCAGACCAAGAGTGGTCTATATAACCTATTCATTCCTATGGAGTGGAATATGGAAGGTTTCATTGACAGGTATGGTATGCCTGTATTCAGAACTCCTGAGGAGCCTGTACTTGGAATAGACGGGGAGATGATACACCAAGGTGCTATTGACTACTGGGAAGGCGAGGTCGAGTCTTTGAAGAATGACTCTGACGCACTCAATGAATTTTACAGACAGTTCCCTAGGACTGAATCACACGCATTTAGGGATGAAAGTAAGGAATCTATATTCAATCTTACAAAGATATATCAGCAGGTTGACTACAACGATTCATTGATAATGGACCACCACGTAACTCGTGGATCACTAAGTTGGAAGAATGGAATCAAGGACACTGAGGTTATATTCTCACCAAACAACAAGGGAAGGTTCTACATTTCGTGGACACCTAACAAGCAACTTCAGAATAGGGTTATAACAAAGAACGGTCTTAAGCATCCGGGCAACGATGACATAGGAGCATTTGGATGTGATAGCTATGACATATCAGGTGTTGTTGGTGGAGGCGGTTCGAATGGTGCGCTACACGGTAAGACTATGTTTACTATGCAGGAAGCACCAAGCGACCAGTTCTTCCTGGAGTATATAGCTAGACCTCAGACTGCTGAGTTGTTCTTCGAGGATGTACTTATGGCTTGTGTATTTTATGGTATGCCAATACTTATTGAGAACAACAAGCCAAGGTTACTATACCACTTCAAGAACAGGGGGTACAGGAAGTTCTGTATGAACAGACCAGACAAACATTACACAAAGTTATCTAAGACAGAGAAGGAGTTGGGCGGGATACCAAACTCTAGTGAAGCTGTTAAGCAGGCTCACGCTTCTGCAATAGAGTCACATATAGAATCCAACATAGGATTATTGGAGAATGGTGATATGGGAGATATGCCTTTTGTTAGAACGTTAGAGGATTGGGCTAAGTTTGATATATCAAACAGAACAAAGTACGATGCCTCTATTAGTTCGGGATTAGCAATTATGGCAACGCAAAGGCATCTTTATCAGACTGAGAAAAAAGTTTCAAAAATAAAGATTAACTTTGCAAGGTATAGTAATAAAGGAAAATATAGCGAAATTATTAGATGAAAGACGTAAAGATAAATATATCATCCGCAGGGTTTCCAAGTCAATTTGTATCTGATTCTGAAAAGTCTACTGATGAATTTGGACTACAGATAGGTCAAGCTATTCAATACGAGTGGTTCAGAAGAGACGGAAGTAGCTGTAGGTATTATAATCGTTGGGGTGAATTCAACAGACTAAGATTATATGCACGAGGAGAGCAACCTACAGGTAAATATAAAAACGAATTAGCAGTAGATGGTGACTTGTCTTATCTAAATTTAGATTGGTCCATTGTTCCTATACTACCTAAGTTTGTAGATATTATTGTAAATGGAATGCAGGACCGTGAGTTTGAGCCTAAGGCTTACGCTCAGGATGCTATGTCTCAGTCTAGGAGAAGTAAGTATCAGCAGATGGTTGAGGGTCAGATGTTGGCAAAGCCAATGCTTGAGACTATACAGCAGAAGACTGGAGTGAACCCTTTTACAGTAAGTCCTGAGGAACTACCTAATAGTGACGAGGAGTTGAAACTTTATATGCAGCTTAACTATAAGCCTGCAATAGAGATTGCTGAAGAGGAAGCAATAAGTACTCTTTTCGAAAGCAACAAGTATGACGATATACGTAAGCAGATAGACTATGACTTAACGGTCTTGGGTATGTCAGTTGCAAAGCACGAATTCCAAGCAGGTGATGGAGTAAAGATTAATTATGTCGATCCTGCAAACGTTGTTCACAGCTACACTGAGGACCCACACTTCAAGGATTGTTTCTATTGGGGAGAGATAAAGACTGTTCCTATTACTGAACTTGTAAAGATTGACACTTCACTAACTAATGAAGACTTAGAGGAGATATCACAATACTCTCAGAGTTGGTATGACTACTATAATACTGCTCAGTACTATCAGAATGATATATTCTACAAGGATACGGCAACACTAATGTACTTTAACTACAAGACTACTAAGAAGGTAGTATATAAAAGAAAGGTTAAGGACAATGGTAACGTCAGTATGATTGAGAAGGACGATACGTTTAACCCACCTGCTGAGATGCAGGAAGAAGGAAACTTCGAAAAGGTATCTAAGACTATTGATGTATGGTATGAGGGAGTTATGGTTATGGGTACTAACATAATCCTCAAGTGGGACTTGATGGAGAATATGGTTAGACCACAGTCTGCTACTCAGCACGCTATACCTAACTACGTAGCTGTAGCACCAAGAATGTACAAGGGTGTGATTGAATCACAGCTAAGAAGAATGATTCCATTCGCAGACCTTATACAAATTACACACCTCAAGTTGCAACAAGTTATTGCACGAGTTGTTCCAGACGGTGTATTCATTGATGCCGATGGACTTAACGAGGTAGACCTCGGTACGGGTAATGCATACAACCCTGAGGATGCTTTAAGACTTTACTTCCAAACTGGTTCCGTAATTGGTCGAAGCTATACCCAGGAGGGTGACTACAACCAAGGTAAAGTTCCTATTAAAGAACTACAGTCTTCTTCAGGATCAAGCAAGACACAGATGTTGTTGGCTAACTACAACCACTACTTAAACCAAATCAGAACTGTAACTGGTCTGAACGAGGCGAGAGATGGTAGTATGCCAGATCCTAATGCTTTAGTTGGTCTACAGAAGATGGCAGCACTAAACTCAAATGTAGCTACAAGACATATACTTGATGGTAGTCTTTATATATATAAGAGTTTAGCTGAGGCTATGACATATAGAATAGCTGATATATTACAGTACGCTGATTTCAAGGATGAGTTTATAAACCAAATTGGTAAGTACAACGTATCTATACTTAATGATATCAATGACCTATACATCTATGACTTTGGTATATTTATAGAGTTGTCACCAGATGAGGAGCAGAGACAAATGCTTGAGCAGAATATTCAGATGGCTTTATCTAAGGGTGACATAAACCTTGAGGATGCAATTGATATTCGAGAGTTGAAGAATATGAAACTTGCTAATCAATTACTAAAGCTTAAGAGAGTTTCTAAGCAGGACAGAGAAGAGAAGATGGCTATGCAACAGCAGGCAATGCAATCTCAACAACAGATTCAGTCTCAGCAGATGGCGGCACAGGTTGCACAGCAGAAGCTTCAGATGGAGACACAGGCTAAGATGCAGTTTAAGCAGGCTGATATAGCTTTCGAGATTGAGAAGATGAAGGCTGAGGCAGACTTGAAGTCTAGGTTGATGCAGCAAGAGTTTGACTTAAATATTCAGTTGAGAGCGATGGATGCTCAGGCACTACAAGGAAGAGAAGACCAAAGAGAAAAAGCAAAGTCAGATAGAATAAGTCAGGCTAACACTGAGCAGTCTAAAATGATTACGCAGCGTAAGAACAACCTACCACCTATATCATTTGAATCAAATGAAGATAGCTTGGATGGCTTTGATTTAGCTGAGTTTAACCCTAGATAGTATGCCTACAATTAAAAGAAGAAGAAAGAATAATTTAAGAAACCTTGAAAGAAATAAGTCAGGTAGAAATGCTACTGTCAAAATGGCTACATATAGTGGTAATGATAAACACTATGCTGCACCAACTATTACATTTAAAGGTAAAGAAAAAGCTAAACCTCAAACTTTTAAACAAGCATTAGATGCAGGTGAGGTTTATGAATTTAAGTCAAAGAAAAAATCTGAAAGATTTGCAGCAGGTTCTTGGAAAAAAGGAAAGGCAAAAAGAGAGGCTATGAAAGCTTATAGACAGAAAAATAAAGTAATACGCAATCCTAGATAGTGGTCAAAAACAGTAATATTTTTTGTTTAACTTTGTAAAAATTAAATTAAATACATATGGAATTCAAGGTAAAAGAAGTAAGTGGCGTTGAGGAGAAGTCGGTTCAACAGGTTGAACAAGAACTACTTGACA